TCTCCTGCTGTCTTGCGGCTGTGGCACCCGTGACATAACGACTGGAGGTTGGAAGCGTGGTTGGTGCCTCCATCGCTCAGCCGCACCACGTGGTCGACGTCGGTGGCGGCGACCGCTCGGCCAGTCGCCAGGCAATGGCGGCACCAGGGCTCCGTCGCCAGCTGCGTGGGCCTGATACGCGTCACCCAGTGATGGTCATAGCCTCGTGCCGACGGCGATGGCCGACGCTCGGGCGATCGCAACACGGCCACCGGTTGGGCCTGTCGGCAATACTTCGCTTCGAGTGTTGGCGCACAGTTGGGCATCACGTGGTCATGATGGGCGCCGCCTGCACTCGGGCCAGTATGTGGAATATCTCGCCGCCGTCGGCCGTGAATTTGTACTCGACCTGGTAAGTGTGACCGCCGGTCACGAACACGCTGGCGGCGATATCGTGCCGAAAGTTGTAGCCGACGGTGTCCGCGTGCCAGCGGTCATCGGTTTGGTATGTGTCGAACACCACGTCGGCAACCGTCAGCGTGGCCGTTGACACGGCGCTGGTGGGCGTCGTTGCGTCCAGGTCGAACGCTGCGAACGTCACGCTGGCGATGGTCGCCTGGGTAATCGCCTGGGCGTCGTCGCCCAATACGCGAAACATCAACGACACCGTCGAATCTTCCAGCACGCTGAACTGGTGCATGCGTTGGACCACGTTAGACGCTGCCACTGGTGACACCTCCCGCCTGGTATTCGTCGTTCATGACCCCGCCGCCCTGCCATCGCTCCGACGTCGGCGACCCTGCCTGGTAGCTGTTGGAAGCGGCCACGCTGTAGGGGCCCAGGGTGATGTCCTCAACCGATTGAGGCATCGACGCAGAAGCGGCGAAATTCGACGCCATGGGCGGCCCGTCAGCTGCCGACGGCGAACCCGTCAGGGCCATCGACGTGTTGCCCATATAGTCCGTCTCAGGCGATGCGATGCCCCAAAGGGGCCAATAGCCCAACAGGTTCCCCGAACGAACCAGCAGGGGCGACGCACCGGCGGCCAGGGCGGCCACCTCATCGGCGCCCAGGGCGACGTCGTAGAAAAAGGCGTCGGCAATGCGGCCAGCCAGGAAATGTTGCGATGCCGATGACCGAATCGTGGCACCGATCGCCATACGGGCCAGGGCTGGCGTGAACGAATTAGTGCCGGTCACGGCGTTGGCGCCGTCTATATAGACCGTCCGCGACGCGGCCGACGTGACCACGGCGACGCAATGCTGCCAGGTGCCTGCTGACATGGTGCCGCTGCTAATCACGTTGCGACCGCTGCCGCCGTCGTTGGTTCGTAATCGCAGGGTGGCACCGGACAGCTGCAAACGCTCGAATACGTTGTTTGTGCTCGCGTCAGCCAGACAGAACACGGTCTGCACGCTCGATACGTCTGACATGTAGACCCAGGCCCCGAACGTCATAGGCAAAGACCCGTCAGGAATCGACGTGGTCGACAGCAATTCGCTCGTGCCGTTGAACAGGCGTGCCATTATTCGACGCCATTTCTCGCGGCGACTACGCACGCAATCAAGGCGCGTTTTTGGTCGGTCGTCGCCTCCTCGGCGAACTGACCAGGCATCGCTGCCAGCCAGTCGGCGCTGGCCTGGTCGACCTGGGCGTCGACGGCGACCACGGCGGCGGCGATGGTTTCCACGTCGCTGCTGGCTGGCGCGTCGGCGTATGCCACGCGTGCGAATTTGCGAACCGTTGCGGTGATTTCGTCGGCGTTCAACATGTCATTCCCACAATATTGTGGCGTAATGCGTAGATGCGACGGCCAGCGTGGTCCCGGTATCCTCGAACGTCAGGTCCAGGGCGATCATTTCGCCCGCCACGACCGTGTCGCCGTCAAGGGTGACGTCAGTAACCTTATATACGTCGTTGTCGCTTGCTGCCCAGGTGATCGTCTGCGTGCCCTCGGCCTGGAGCGTGGCACCGCTCGGGCTCTCCTCGGCGGCGATGCTGGCCCAGTTGACGCCGAACTTGAGCACGCCAGAAGTCGCGTTTGCCAGGCTCCATAGCCGCAGCTTGCACGTGCCCGTCGGCAACTTGGGCGGCACGCCGAACCGCAGTCGCCAGGTGCCGTTGGCGTTCAGTGTGGTGGCGTCGGCGACGCCCAACCCGACGTCTTGCTTGGAATTGGCGCCAGCACCGACGTGTACGCGTTGAAATACCAGGCCCGCGTCGACCGGGTAGGCGCTGCATGGATAAATGGGGCCGCCTGGCATGGGTTTAGCTCCAACAACACGCGAGGGCGAGGCAAACGACCACCAGACCGGCGGCCACGACTATCAGCAGTTCTCGGGTGCTCATTCTGGCGTATCCATTCTTATATACGTCTCAAGCGTGGCGGCCAGGCTGGCCTGGGCCTCGGCCACCGTCGCCAGTTGCGTGGCGACGTGGTCAAGGCGCTGGTCGGTTTCTGCCAGCTGCTCCAGTATGAATTTTCGGTCGGTGGGGTAGGTGCCCCCGGCGCCCAGTAGATCCTGGCCCGCGTCGGCACCGACCAGGGCCAGCACCAGGGCGATGGCCGTCTGCTGGATTCGGCGATATGCGTTCTCACTCATCGGTCGCGTCTCCTGCGTGATACAGGTCGACGCTGTCGAACTCGGGGCCTGCGAAGTAGCGGCCGCCCTCCTCTATGTCGACGCTCATAGAGACGCCCCAGGGCGACATGATGCCAAGCTTTGCGGGCCCCTCAACCTCCCGAAACGCACGATCGGCGGGCACGCATCCTGCCAGGATTGCGGCCGCCAGAACCGACAAAAGAACACGCATACATACAGCCCCTAGTGCCAGAACGTCGCCTGGCACCATTATATGGGGGGCCATCCGCAACCGACAAACGAATTGGCGCATGGTAGCGTCGGCCAGGGCCCGTTCTGCTGCCGTCAGGTTCGCTTCGGCGGTCTTGGAATGGCCCTGGGCCACCTCCAGGTCGCGGGCCTTGTCGCTCTTGTAATTCTCAATGATTTGGATGGTTTCCATCGGGGATTTCCTGTTCTCAGGGTCGACCCTGAGAAATTCGTGGTATGTGCCGATTCCTGTTCTCAGGGTCGACCCTGAGAAATCCGTGGTATGTGCCGATTTGGATCTTTTCGGGCTCATTTGGATCTAGGTTGCATCTAGGTTGCATCTAGGTTGCATCTTGCGAAGCTAAAATGAAGGTCAAATGAAGGTCAAATGAAGGTCAAATGAAGGTCAAATGAAGCTCTAAAGCTAAAATGAAACTAAAATGACGCCGTGAAACTAAAATGATCGGGTCTAGATCGGATCTTTCCTGGCCGATTCGGATCTTTTTCGGATCTTTCCTGGCCGATTCGGATCTAGATCGGATCTAGGTCATTCCAGCCAATAGCGGGCGAACCGGCGGCCACGCTCGACGGCCATCTCGGTGCGTATGTTGTGGCCCTGGTTGCGCAATTCGCCGATCCTGGCGGACAATCGCATGATCCCGCCGCCCTTCAGGGCCTGGAGGGGCGTCAGGTGCTTGTACCGCTCCAGGTAGTCCAGCACCCAGACCCGCTGGGCGCACGATATGCGTTTGATTTTCATGCTTCACCCCCTCTCGGGCACGGGTCGGCGGCGGCGACCATCGCCCGACGAAGACATTCCTGCGAACAATAACATCGTGCCCCGTCACGTCTGCACCAGTGCCAGAGGGGTTCCAGCTGCGTGATGTCGACGCCGCACTCTGGGCACGCGTCGAGGGTCGAGGTGTCCCAGGTCGACAGCATGACCAGGGGTTCGTATGACGGGCTCCACCAGACGTCGCCGCTTCGGTCGACGGCCATGATGCGGGCGGTGACATGGGCCCCCAGGTGGGGGCGGGCCTCCTCCATGGCGAGCAGCACCGCCTGGATTTGATCGCGGAGAAGGTCGCCGCCCTGCTCGGGGTCGGGGATCATGAATTCGATTCGGACCATCGTCAAGGATCGCGTTATCTCGTCATTTGCTGGTGGTCTTCCTGCCATCGGTCTTTTTCCGTTTCTGGCGAATGCGCCCCCCGCAGGGGGGAAACATTCCCCCCCGCGGTGCCAGAATGGGGCGGCGGGGGTTTTTCCCCGCGTTTGTCGGTTTTGTCTGTTTCATGTCGGTTTGATGTCGGTTTCGCGAAGGGGGTAAACCGACACTCCAGGCGCCGGGATTTGTCCCCGGTGAATATCCAGAAGCATTTCGCCTACGAACTGAGCCACCTGGGGCACCACGGCGTTTCCTAGCCCTCTAAGTCGGTCCACCCGGCGGGGAATCCCATGAGCCACTCGACCCACTGCGGGTTCAGCTGCCCAGAAATGCGCTCCCCCTCGGGCCGTTCCGCTGCATAATCGAGTCGGTCGCGCATCGTGCCTGTTTGCCCGCTGCCCTTGTGGGCCGACGCTGTCGGGGTCGGCCAGAGCTTGACCGCATCCGGTAGACATGTCTGCACAGGGCGCCCCGTTCGACGGTCGTGGGGTTTTTCCCCTTGTTTCAGGGGTTCCCCCAGTCGATTCACCAGATCGTCGGGGTCGATCACATTCGGGTGCACCTTGCCCCCTGGTGTCGGCCACATTTGTCTGGCGACCTCTTCCTCTAGATTTCTGTTGCCCCGTTGCCCCAATTCCGGCGTTATTTTCTGGTTTGCCATTATTGAGCACGCTCTCGGTGTCGGCCACATTTTCACTGCTTCCGTCAGATTCTCTGGGGGCATTCCCTTTTCCCGTTTCGCTATCGACATCCCCGGATTCTTGTACTCGGTGGCCCTCGGTGTCGGCCACATCGCCGGGCCTGTATCCGATGATGAACACGCGGTCGCGGCGGTGAGGGGCACCAACACTGGCAGCCGTGACGCAATGCCAGACCGCATCCATCCCGACCTGGGCCAGCTCTCCGAGTACGGAATCCATCCCCCGAACAAGCAGCGCTGAGACGTTCTCCAGGAGGATGTATCGGGGTTCCAGGTCGCGAACGACCCGCATGGCCTCGTAGAACAGGCCAGATCGGGCACCGGCCAGGCCTGCGCCCTTGCCTGCCGTGCTGATGTCCTGGCAGGGGAATCCCCCGCAGATGACGTCAACGCGCTCGGTGTCGGGTTTGGGCCATGTTTTGATGTCATCGTGTCGCTCCACGTCGGGCCAATGTTTCGCCAATACCTTGCGGCACCACGGGTCGATTTCCACTTGCCACCGCACGCCCATGCCGCAGCGCTCCAGGCCCAGTTCCAGGCCCCCGATCCCCGCGAACAGGCTCCCAACTGATAGCCGCTTTTGTTGGGGTTGACAAGACGCGGCCCTGTTTCCCTGCTGTTTCGCCATGGCTTGATGTTGCCCGTGATGCACAATCAACGCAGCGCCGATCGTCAGCCGATCGCCTCAGCAATCGTCGCCGCTTCTTGTTCGTTCGCACGCTGAACCCGCACATAGTGGTCGGTCGTCGCGGCCGCCTGGTGGCCCGCCACCCTCATGGCACCGGTTCGGCCGTATGCCTCCTCGATACGCTCCAGGGCTGCGTGCCTCAACTGGTAAGGGGTCCACGCCTCGACGTCGGCCAGGTCGCAGGCGTGCCGTATTGCGTTGCGTAGGATTCGCTGCGTCACCGGCTGCCCCCTGACCTCGAAACATGGACCGCCATCCACCAAGGCCGACAGGGGTTCCAGGTGGGCCCGTGCCTGGGGCCCGAACTGGATCACGCGGCCAGAACTTCGTTCGGTCTTGTGCCGCGTCGGTCTGTAGACCCAGGGCGTGGTGCTTCGGTCGATGTCCTCGCCCCGCATGGTGCATAGCTCCGACGGCCTGGCCCCGGTATGCCAGAGCAAATGAACCAGCGGCACCAGGTCGGCGAACTCGGTTCGCCCCAGATGGTCGACCGTCACGGCGAAGACCACGCGACCCACCGGCGGCCGGCCGTCGGTTTCCCTGGCGTCGGTCCTGCCGCGTCGAAGGTTCGGCACTGCCTGCCAGCCGGTCGCCAGGTCGGGCGGCGCCAGATCGCGGCGTACCGCCCATTTCGCCCAACGCCTGCACCGGTTGGAATAGCTGTTGATCGTGGTCCGCGCGACGTTGCAGGCGGCCATGTGGATCTGGAGCGCTTCCAGGTGACTGGGTCGCAGGTCGCCGGGTGCCAGGTCGCCGTGCTGCCGAACGAGCCAACGCAGCGCCGACGCACAGGCCGACGCTTCGCCGGTATCGCTGCCGTCGGGTCGACGGTAATAGCCACGGCAATGCTCGATCCATTGCGACACGGCGGCGGCGACGGTCTGGGGGGTGACGCCACGCGACGCCAACAGGTAATCCGTTTTCGCCCAGGCCCGCCATTTCCGCCTCGCCTGGGGCTCGGTCAGGGTGGCGACTGGCCCCAGGCTATGGGATCGGCGGCGGCCGTCGCCGTCGGTCCAGAAGGTTCGCCAATAATTGCCGCAGACGCATGGTTTCGTCGGGTTTTCTTTCATAGGGGCATTTTCCTAGTGATCTGCCGCCACGCGTCGCCGTGGCGAACTGCGTTTGGGCCGCTTTTGTCGTCGCCCAGGGTATGTTCGACCACCTCGACATCGAGCAGGGCCATGTGCAACCAGGACAGCGTGTCGTCGGCCAGGATTGTCTGCGGCGTGCACCTGATGATGGCCCACCCCAGGGCCGTCGCGGTGTTGTATTTTTCTATGTCCTTGAGAAATCCCGTCGGCCGTGTATGTCGGCCCCGCGACCATACGCCCCCCTCCACCTCCAGGGCCACGAACCCTTCGGGCCACGCATAGTCCAGTCGCCAACGCCGCACCGGGTGAAACCTGAATTCTGCCACCGGCGCAGGTAGGCCCGCCCTCTCGATCCCCGCCAGCACGATGGCGGCGGGCACGCTCATGCGGTCGCCGCCTGGCGGGTCGCCGTTGCCAGGTGCCGCACCATCGCCGACCTGAACCCCTGGTTCGTTCGCCAATTTCGACCCGCGAACAATGGGCACGCGGCCGCGACCGTCGACGCGACGGCGCCCAATTCCGCATCGGTATAACCGGCCAGCACCGCGTCGCGGCTTCGGCGTTCCTCGTCCACTCGGCGGCGGTACTCCTGATCCCGCTGGCGGCCGTCTGACCGCGTCGACGCTTCGGCCGTCGCTGACGCCCTTGCCCTCGTCCGACGCTGCGACAGGTCACGCAGGCGGGCCACGATCAAGCCTGGGCCACCGCCGGTGGCCTTTGTGTCGCTGATCGTGGTGGCGACGTCGCCACGAGTGACGCCACGTCGGGCCAGATCGTCGGCCAATTTGCCCCGCGTCGGTTCCCCGATACCTGCCCCCTCCAGAAGAGAAATCAACCCAGCAGCAGGCTCTGCTGCTTCTGTTAAATCTGTTAACTCTGTATGGGCGCAATCTGGGCTGCGCATCGTGGCGCCCCCGGTTGCGCCTCGTGGCGCTCCCAGTTGCGCCTCGCTGGTGGTGATTTCATACGAAATTGCGCCCCCTCCAGGGCGGCCGGTGGCCCGTATCAGGCCCGCAGATTCCAGGGCACGCAGGGCCAGCTGAACCGTGCGGCGGCTGCAACCGGTGGCGGCGGCGATGGTCGCAACCGAAGGCGATGCCACCCACCCCTGGCCCGTCGCGGCCAGTACCAGGTACACCGCTAGCCCGCTGCGGGTCTGACCTGCTAGGCGACCGGCCAGCACCACGCTCGTGGGCACCTTGCCAAATTGCTGCTGGTGTTCATTTGCAGATGCCATCGCGCTTCCCCTGTTCGTAGACCCAGGGCGAGACGGCCAACAGGCCGTACACGGCGACCACGCACCAGAATAGCGTCAGCATGTGAAATGCTCCCGCAACCCGTAACCGCGCGCCGCCTAGAGGTGTGCAGCCCCAGAGGTGAACGGCGGCGCGCGGTATCAGGTTGCTGGTTCTGGGCTGCACGTCAGAACCCTAAGTCGGCCATTTGGGCCCGTCAACTTGAACGGTCCCCCGGCGACCAGTCGGCGCACCCCTGGCAACAGGCAAATGGCGGCACGCCAGCGGCGGCGGCCCCGTCGGCCCCCACGGCCACGTCGACCGAGCAGCGGTGGTGAATCCCGCAGGCGTGCAGGCTCACGGTGACGCTGGTTCCGCAGCAGCCTGGCACGTCGACCGACCGAAGGCGGCGCCCCAGGTGGCGACAGGTTCGCCCGTGTCGCTTGCGACGCTCGGCGATCATGTGCCCGTTTCGGTATTTGCTCAGGTCGATGGTCATTCGCAGATCGGTCGCATTGTGATGGTGCCGCCGTAGTACCTCGGAATCACAACCCCTGGGGCCAGGCTGCCGGTGGTGATTGAAATGGGAGATGGTGACGTTATTTCATTTTCCCATACATTTCGACTTGTGCAATTTAGCGCCGGCACGTCACCAGATGGGGCGTTGCAGGCCTTGAAGGTATCATTGAGAAAATACGTGTTGGCGGCGTATGGACCGCCGCACGTGACGCCACCTACGATGATGGTGTATAGAAACATTTTTGCACCGACTGGACCTGGGTATGTTGCGTTGCTGCTGTGGTCAGTTAGGTCAAGTTGAAAGAACACGTAAGCTGAAAAAAAGCACGTCGATGAACGGCCACCCGCACATGAGGCGCACTGGTAGACGTTGGTATGTGGTTGAAGGGCGATAGAGGCACCATTGCAACAACCAGAAATACCGCCGTGGGTGGCGGGAAATGTGACCAAGTAGAGACCGTTCAAATCCTCCAGCGAGTGAGCGTAGCACGGGCGCGCATAAGGTAGTAGGCCGCCCCACGGTTCTAGACAATTTGCCGACCCTTCGCCCGAACCGCTGCCCTCGGGCTTGTAGCACGTGTCGCAGTCGGCAGACTGGTCGCACCAATTGTTATTTACCTTTAGCCCCTCAATTTCTAGTTCCCAGGTAGTCACCAGCGCACCTGACGCGGCGCAAATGCCGCCGGTGACGCCGCTATTTGCCTCGCTGCACCCGGCTGCGGTGCCCGAACACGCCGCGCAACAACAACCAATAAAGTGCGCCATTAGGTACAGGTGCCGTCTTCACCGTTCGACTGCCACACCCAGTATTCCAGGGCGCCGTCGACGGTCAACGCAATGGCCGGGTAAATTCCCCCGATTTCCAGGGGTCGCATTTCAAATCCCGCTGGATAATCGCCAGCATGCGAGACGCCATTGCCCAGTCGAACGGCGGCAAGGGTGTCGATATACGCGTTGTTGGCTTCGCGCATGTTGTAGATGGTGACGTTGTCCCCCACCGCACGCCAGGCGTCGTTCGGGCCTGTCACCCATGTATCGCTGGGCGACCAGTCGTTTGGGTTCGACGTCACCGTGCCATAGCCACGCCCGACCTTTGCCACCGGCTTTCCGGTATAGACCCACTGTGTCGGGTTTTCGTTGGAATCCTCCGACGCGGCCACCGCCGCCGCCCCCTGCACCATCACGATCGCCAGGGCCCCACCGCCGATTTGCCGAACCTGGTCTGGGATCATGACGGGGTCGCCGTGTAGCTGTATCCGATCACCATGTTGGGCCCGTGCGCGTCGGTGCCGCTCGTGACCGTCATGATTGCCTGGAGGTAATCCGTATCAGCTGCAAGGGCGCTGCTGCTGATCGTGCCCGATTTCGGCGTGATGTTGGCGTCGGAATTTGTGAACGCTATTGCACTCGACAGGCAGGAACTGCCCGCCTTGTGTAGATCAAACGTTATCGACGTCGACCCGCCGGTGTCCACCATCCACGCTTTGACGTAACGAATAACGCCGGCGGCGCACGGCATCCCGATCGTAAACGATTTAGTAGTCGGTGGCGTGGTCGTATCGTCGAACCCGAAATTGACGGGGATCTCCACCAGGTGGTCGATTTTGTCGTAATCGATGCCAGCGCTCGCCTGTATCGCGCCGTTTGTGACGCTGCCAGATTTCATGGTCAGTGTGGTGGCGTTTGCCAGGTTCACCGAACCGTTGAACGATGCGTCGTCGTTGAATGTCGTGGCCATTTGTTGTGGTTCCTATTAGAGTCCTGCGGCAATGTTTTGTGGTTCCTGGTTGAAGTCGACCGCCTCGTACCAGGTAACAAGCTTTCGCCCGACGTCGTCTTCCAGGCCGTCGGGTGGCCGCCTGCTATTGGCGTCGATCCACTCGACCTTCGGGTTCCAGCCCTGGCCGTAGGTCGACGCGACGAATCGAAACGAATACACGTAACGCCTGAAGCCCCACGGCACCTGGTAGGGGTTCAGCACGCGGGGCGTGGCGGCGGTGCATAGCCATGAATTTTCGATATAGCCCCGCCAGGTCGATGAATTGACCTTGCCAACGTAGTAGTCGCTCACAACGTGCGGGTCGGTGTCGGCGGCCACGTCGATGACCAGTTCAACGGAATACACGGGCTCCGGGTCCATCACCGTGATGCTGGCCACCTGTTTATTGGCGCCAAAAGCTACCTCGATCGGTTGGCCCGCTCGATCGGTGGACGTGGTCACGGTCTTGGTGCCGACGTCGTGCGATGTTCCGATGCCGTCGGGCGTGTTTAGTCGTGTTTCGAATTGCTGCCAGGTAACGTCCACGATTGCCAGGGTGGGCGTTTCCATGCGACAGGTTCGATTTACCACAAACAACCTGCTCGTGCCGCCGGTGTAGAGCACGTCCATACCCTGGCCAGGTTGCGGTAGGCCTGAAATGATCGAATGTAATGGCTTGAGCGGTGCCGTGGCCTCGGTGCCGAAGTCGGAAGCCGTGCCCTCTATCAAATAGCTCGACGTATGGCTTTTTGTGACGCCCCCGGCTTCGTTGGTTGCCAGGGGTCCGTGCGTCAGCAGATTGGGGGTGCACGTAAATGCCATGTTATCGACTCACCGCCGCGCCCTGGGGCGTCATGTTGTCAAAGCTTCGCAGGTGTTCCATTTGGTGGGGCGCCATGGGAATTCCCTGTCGCAGCTGCGGCACCAGGTCGGCCATGTATTGGGTTTTGGCCTCGATTCTGCTGGTCGCGCTGTCGTTGTCCATTAGAAAAGCGGCTGGCCCGAAGGCGGCCAATTTGCCGCCCGACGGCATGACCGACTTCATCCAGTTGAGATTCTTGCCCGTTTCGGCGAACCAGCCGAAAAGCTTGTCAATCGTGGCGAATACGTTGCCGATCGACTTTGCGGTATCTAATAATTCGCCCGCGATGTCCTTGATATTTGCCTTCATGGTGTCTGAATCTGACACCCACTTGGCGAACGACAGCGCAATGCTTTCGATGTGCGGCATGAACGCCACCGCGATCACGTTTTTCATGCCCTCCCACGCGACCTGGGCCATGGTCAACGCCTCGGCCGTGCGTGAGACGCCCCGCGCCGTGTCCTGGTCAATGGTGGCGCCGATCTTCTGGGCGAATTGCATGATTCGCCCGAGTCGCTCGGCACCCATATCGAGCATGTTGATGACGCTGACGCCCTCGGAATCGAACAGCTTAAACGTCAGCCGCACCTGGTCGCCGCGTGTTTTCACGGCGCCCATGGCGTCGGCGATCGCCAGGAACTGGCGGTCGATACTCAGCCTGGACAGCACCTTGGCGTCTAGTCCCAGTTCCTTCAGGGCCCCCTGCGCTTCGCCCAGGCCCTGGGCCGCTTCGGCCACGCGTCGCCCCATACGCTGCATACCGATGTTCAGCTGCTGAATATCGACGCCCGCCAGCTTGGCCGCGACGTGCAGGCCCTGCAATCGGTCTATGGCAATCCCCAGGCGCTGGCCGAATTTGACCTGGGCCTCCAGGGCCTTGACGTGCGCCTTTACGAACATTCCCAACGCGACCGCCGACCCGACCACCAGGCCGCCCAACGCACCGACCACCGCGCCCACGCCCTTTGCCAGCTTGCCGAACTTGCGCAACTTTCCGCCCGACTTCGCCAGGCCCGCGTTGAACGCCTTATTGCTCAGGCTCAGAATGGCCGAAAGGCGGCCGATGACAGTTCTTTTAGCCATTGTCCTGGCCCCCTACGATCGCGTTATGGACCTTGGCGAACTGGCCGAACCAGGCCCCGAGTTCCTGGGCTGATTTCTTGCGCTGGAATATCTTCGGCATGAAGTCACGCGGCTTGAACTGGCGTCTGCTGCCGCTGGCGTTGGCGACCGTCGCGGCAATAATCCCCGCGTGCAGGTCGCTGCGTTCACGGCCCCAGGGGTCGATCAGCCAATACGCGGCGATCTCCAGGAAATCGGGCACGGTACACCGCCGCCGCGCTTCGCTCGGCGTGCAACGCAGGAATTCCGCGACCCGCAGCCACATTAGGCGTTCTCCGTCATCGGCAATTTTCCCGCCAGATCCTCTAGGTCGGCGTCGAATCCGTTGATTCTGCCCACCACCTCAATCAGGCCAGTGAGACGCGCCATTGGCAAGCCCGCCAGGTCTGCCGCCGTGAACAACGGTTTACGCTCGTCCACGTCAAGCACCGTCGCGGCGCACATTGCCAGCGTCGCCGCCGTTTCCTCGTCAACGTCCAACGCGGCCGCCGCCGCCACGGCCCGCTGCTTACATCCCGACATTTCCGAAACGGTGATCGGTCGAATAAACACGTCGCCCAAACCCGCGACGGGCACCTGCTCGCCGCCGTCGCCCTCAAGCCACTTTTTCACGTCCATCGGTTTTTCCCTTTGTTACGCAACCACAATATTTCCGGTCAGTTTCACGGTAATACTGGCCGACATCTTGTCTTCCAGGGGCACGCTATACGATAAATTGGTGACGAATCCGTTAGCGGTCCAGGTTCCACCGCTGTCTGGAAACGTAAGAACCACGTCACTGGCGGCCGCGTCGATTGCGGTAATCCAGCCATCACCGGCCACGTTTGTGTCTAAATTGGCTTCGACGGTCACTTCCCCGGCGTCGGTGGGCGATGCCGCGACATAGCTGCGGCCGCCGAGGCTCGACGTCGCGGCGCCGGTTGCCATATTGGTGGTTTCGACCGCGTTTCGGCTTATGCCGCTCCACGAAATATCGGTGATTTCTCGCAGCGTAATGCCTGAAATCGTGACCGCTGCGCCGTGCCCTGTTTTTGTTGCCATTTCAAAAAGCCCCTATTTACGCTGCCGGGAATGTCGGCACGCTGGTTAGATACCAAATGGTGATGTCTATAGACCGCCGCTGCGTATAGTTCAGTTCGCCCTGCCGATCGTATGACGCAGACATCCTGTCGCCCTCCAGGGTGATGGCCTCCAGGGTGACGGTTGGGAAATCGTCGGTCTGGTAGCCGTCAAGGCACTGGCGCAGGGTTTCGGCCATTTCGTCGCACGTTGCCACGCTTTCGGCGTAACAGTCGCACTGCCACCCGGCGGTATAAAGACCCGACGCGGCGGCCATGTTGCTGTCGCTGGCCAGGCTGATCTGCTGGATGACCAGGTACGGCATAGACACGCCTGCGGGCACGCTCGATACGAAGATTCGACCATCGACCAGGTCGGCCAGGTCAACGCGTCGCGTCAGGTATCCGTGCAGGTCGGTGGCAAGTGTCATAGCGCCCCCACTCGGACGATCGACCCAACGCCCCGCCTGCCCTTCGCTGTCAATTTCTGGGTGCCCTTGACCACGGCGCGGGTCTTCCGTTCACGCGACTGGCGCCGCGCGTCTTCTGCCGCCTTTGCGACCCGCTTACTCAGCTGCACGTGCAATATGCTCTCCATGCGTCGCTGAGTCGCCGACCAGGCGTTTCGCATAAATGGCTGTGGCCGTGCACCCTCTACGTCGACCACCGCAAACGGCCCGTCAGGCGTGGCCAGGGCGGCGCCCCGTTTCGGTTGGATCGTGTGGCCGCCGGTCCCGAATTCGACCAGGTGTGCATAATTCGCCGGTTCGCGTGATGCGTTGCCAGCTTGGCCGCGTATCGTTTCGGCCTTTTTTCCGGCGACGTTGCGGCGTGGTCAAGGGCACCCAGAAATTGACGCGCTGTGCGCCTTTTTGTATTTCTTCGTGACCGATCCCATGGCGAATTTGAGAAGCCCCGTTTCCGACGGCACCCTTCGCCGCGCGGCTTTGACGAATGGCTTGGCCGCCTTTTTGATCGCACCCGTCAACACGCGTTCCTGGACCTTGACTTCAAGGAGATTCATAGCGTCCAGGGTCTTTTCGATACCCCGCAATTCCAACGCGGCGCCGACTCGTCCTGATTTAGCCATCGGTGGTTCCATCGGCCCGCTCGGTCACGAGTAATTCGGTGACGCGGTGCTCCTCTTTCAGATCGGTCACGCGTGAGATTTCAAAAAGGCGGCCGGTGG